ACACACTCTTTTTATGCTCGTTATTCTGTGTTATTTTCAGATGCTACTTTTTTTCCTATTGTTATCTCTTGTTGTTTATATGTTGAAACCCTTATGTCTATTGTTGTTTTAAGTGGTGCATCCCTTTTTATAGAGCTGTTGCATAGCGAGGTATTACTGTATGGCTAAAAGAGGAAGAATACAGAAAGCTGATAGCGTTGGGCATAGAGATCACACCATTACTATCTTGCAAGGTAGTGAAGAACTAACCTTTGAACGACCAAAACCTTATAGACAATGGTTGAAGATAACAAAAGAGCGATGGGATGTCTATTGGGATAGTGATTTAAGTAAAATGACACAACTTGTTGATTTACCTGCTTTAGAGAGATTGTTTCAGTATTACGACCAAATTGACAGAGCAAATAGAGCAATACGAAATGGTGGGTCAAAGAACTTATTAGGCATTGGATCAAAAGGACAACAAAAGCTACATCCAATGGTTGAATTGGTTATAAAGCTAGAGGATAAAGTGTTAAAGCTAGAAAATGAGCTTGGACTTACCCCACTAGCTAGACAAAGACTAGGTATTGCCTTTGGCGAGGCATCAATGTCAATTCTTGATCTACAAAAGTTTTTAGATAATGATTGGGATGATTACGAAGATCCACGACTAATCATGCTTGAAGATGATGGGCAACCAATAGACAAGGTAAAAAAGGTTGATAAGGAAACAGGCGAGATAACTTATGAAGAAGAATGAACATGAAGATGGACACACGCCTTTATGTTGTAAGTGTTCATTACATTGTAAATGTATTAATTGGTATGATTTATCAATTTCAGGTGCAGAGATATTAAATAATGAGTAATCAAATAGTTTTACCAAGTACAAAAGGTAGAGATGTTGTCAGGTTTATTGAAAGGTGCTGTGTTCATGGCGAGGGCGACTTTTATGGAAAACCCTTTTTATTAGATGAATGGCAAAAAAAGATACTGTTTGAACTATACGAAACAAAACCTGATGGAACAAGAAAGTACAGAGAGGCATTAATTGGTATGCCAAAAGGAAATGGCAAAACAGCTTTAATTGCCTGTATTGGATTATTTGAATTAATCGGTGCAGGTGTTACTTCGCCACTTGTTGCTATGGCAGGTGCATCAAAAGAACAAGCAGGACTTTGTTTTAACACCATGAGATCAATGTGTGAGAATAGTCCTTTATTACAAAAGTTTACAGAATGTTACGAAAATGAAATACAACTTAAAGGAAGTGCAGGTAGAGCTTATAGAGTTTCAGCAGACTTTAAAACAGCAGAGGGTGGTAGAAATTCAACTTTTATTGCTGATGAGATACACGAATGGTCTAATGAACGACTTGAAAGAGTGCATTATGTTATGGCTAACAACACAGCTAAAAGACAAGATGGTTTGGTGTTAAACATTACAACAGCAGGTTATGATAAAAACACACTTGCAGGTCGTATGTATCAAAGAGGCAAAAAGATACAGACAGGCGAGGTTACTGATGATAACGAGTTTTACTTTCATTGGATAGAGGCAGAGCCAACTGATGATGTAAATGATCCTGAAGTATGGAAAAAAGTTAATCCTGCTGTTCAAAATGGTTGGTGGCAGTTAGATAACCTAAAGCGTAGGCATAAGTCATTACCGATTAATGAATTTACAAGATACCACTTAAATACTTGGACAAGAACAAAAGAGGACAGTTGGTTGCCTGATGGTGTATGGCACGAACAAGCAACAGAGAATTTGCAATTTGATAATGATGCACCGATGTTTTTAGGTGTAGATATGGCTTTAAAGCATGACAGCGTTGCAGTAGCCCAAGTTCAAGAAAGAGATGGATTTTACTATACAACTGCAAGAATTTGGTTGCCTAGTGATACAGGTATATATTATTCAGAAGTTGAACAGCATATTATTGATTTATGTACTCAATACAATGTTCAAGAGGTTGCGTATGATCCTGCCTTTTTTGAAAGGTCTGCACAAGAGTTAGTAGATAGAGGTATTGAAATGGTTGAGTTTCCACAGACAGGAAAAAGACTTATCCCTGCTTGTGGAAATGCCTATGACTTGATTGTTGGAAGAAAAATTAAACATCCTAATTATGAAACATTTACAGATCAAGTATTGTCAGCATCTCAACGACAAACAGATAGTGGATGGCGATTATCAAAAGGAAAGTCAAAAAGAAAGATTGATGCCTGTATTGCAATGGTTATGGCTTTGGATAGAGCAACTGCACCACAAGTGGCAGAGGCAGATGTTGGGATTGCAGAGTGGTAAATAGGACAAAAGGTTATAGAGTAAAGGGAATATACAATGAATAACATAAAAGAGTTAATAACAAATGCGATTGAGTTAGTCGCCTTGTGGATTATAGTGTATGGTCTTTGGATGGTATACGAGCCATTAGGATTTATTGGCATGGGTGCAGGGTTATTAATTATTAGCTATGGATATACGAGGAACAAATAATTGAGTTTTATTTTTAACGAACAAAGAGGCGAAACAGATTACACACTAGCAGAAATGTTAGCCACTAGGGGTGCAGGTCATGCGAATTGGTCAGGCGAAAAAGTGGATCAATACACAGCTTTAGGGATTAGTGCTGTTTTGTCTTGTGTTTCACTATTAGCAGACAGTATCGCATCTTTACCTATGAGAGTTCAAAGGTGGGATAGTGGAAGAAAGATTTATGTAGAAAGCCCAACATGGGTAAGTAAACCAAACTCAAACCAACAGAAGTTCGGTTTTATTCATCAAGTAATGGCATCATTAGCTTTACATGGTAACGCCTTTATATTTGTTGATAGAGATAGACAGGGCAGAGTTGTTGCTGTTGAAAACATACATCCTGACAATATAAAAGTCAGAATGCGTGGTATGGAAAAAGTATATGAGATGTCAGATAAAACAATTTTAACAAATAACAATATTTTACATATAGTGTGGTTTTCCTATCCACAAGAAGCATTGGGCTTATCCCCTTTGAAATTGCAAAAAAACACTTTTGGTCTTGCACTTGCAATGGAAAGGCATATAAACCAATGGTATTCACAAGGTGCTACACCATCATCTGTTTTGGAAACAGATAGAGAACTTACTGCTGAACAAGCATCATCACTTCAAGCTACTTGGACAAGTCATCACACAAGGTCAAGAAAACCTGCTGTCTTAACAGGTGGACTTAAATGGAAAGCTGTTAGTGCAGAGGCAGGGGAAGAACTTATACAAGCAAGAGATCAAATAACACAAGAGATTGCAAGAGTGTTTAGAATACCTAGTTACTTAATTAACTCAAAAGGCGATAGCCAAACATATTCAAACATTGAAAGTGCAGGTATTAACTTTGTTAGACATACATTACTTGCATGGATTAGTAGATTAGAGGATAACCTTTCAACACTTATTGCAGGTAAATCGTTTATAACTTTTGATACTTCTTATTATTTACGAGGCGACCAACTTTCACGAATAAGAGCAGGTCAGGCAGGTATTTCATCAGGTATTTTTACACCAAATGAAGTAAGAGAATGGTTTGACTATGAGCCATACGAAAATGGCGATGAGTTTTATTTAGGAATACAAGGTGCAGTAGCTAACGATGGACAACCATTAGGTAAAGATGTTGGCTCTGTTTACGATGGAATGGATAGGGATAATCAAGATGGATAATGAGCAGGAAATATTTGATTATGAATTTAACAATATAGTACACACACATTTGCTTGAAGTTGATTACAAAGCAGAAAAAGATGCTACATCATTTTTTGAAAGAATTAGACAGACCTTTAGCATTAAACCACCACAGTTTTATATAGCATTGCCAATTATTGAAATACCATTGTACGATGAGGATGACAATGCCTTATAGTATTGTACATTCACATCCTGAATGCCCTAAAGAAAGTGGCGAAACAGGACAAAATCAAATAGGGGGTCATGCAGTAATAAAAGATGATGATGGTACTTTAATGGGATGTCATAAATCTCATCAATCAGCAGAGGATCAAATTACAGCTCTTAATATTGCAGAGGCAGAACAAAACTATAAGAAAAAAAAGAAGAAAATTAAAAAATCTATAACAGAATATAATAAAGCACCTAATCCTATGGTTAAATCTATTGATATGGATGATAAAACAGAATTGCGTACATGGTCTATCAGCGATGTAGAGCAAAAGGATGAGGAAGATGGTTTAATATCATTCGCAGGTTATGCGAGTGTATTTGATTACTCTTATCCTGTAAATGACATGAGAGGAACATATTTAGAAAATGTTGCTCATGGTGCATTTGCTAAAACTCTACAAGAGAAAGATGATGTCAAGCTATTAGTTAATCACGAGGGCATACCTTTGGCTCGTACTAAATCAAATACTTTAAATTTGATTGAAGATGAGCGAGGACTTAAAGTTGAGGCAAGACTTGATCCTGCTAATCCTAAAGTCGCAGAGGTAGCTAGTGCAATGAAACGAAATGACCTCAACGAAATGTCTTTTGCGTTTCAGGCAATTAAGGATGAATTTAACGAGGCAGGGGATGAGAGAACAATTAGAGAGGCAAAGTTATACGATGTTTCAGTTGTTACTACACCTGCATCAGATGCGACAGTTGCGAAAATTCGTGGCGTTGATCTTCCTGCCCTACAAAATGCTTTAGCAGAGGCACGAAATGATGAGCAAGTAAATGCAGATGTTATATTATCCACTATTGAGCAGTTGCAAGACTTGTTGCCTAAAAAACAAGGTACAAACTTGAATTTTGCAAAAAGAAAATTGCAAATGCTTGATATTAAAGATAGTTAAGCCGAAATATATAAGCCGAACTCGTTTCACTTGTAATTTCACTTCACGAATAAATAAAGTAAAAAATATATTGTGATTTATATAATCACAGAAAGTAAAAGAGGTTTAACTTAAATGTTAGAAAAACTTATTGAAAGTAGGAACGAGGAAAGAACAAAACTTGATACTTTACTTGGCAAGGTTGAAGAAGAAGATAGAACTGAACTAAGCGAAGATGAAAATGCTGAATTTGACACTCGTTCAGAAAAAATTAAAGCTCTTGATGAAAGAATTGCAGAACTTGAAGAATTAGCTGAAAGAGATGCAAAAATTGCAGAGAGCAGACAAATACTAGATGTAAAAGAGGAAACTGTTGCACCTGTCGTTACTGAAATGAAAGAAGATGGGGTTTATGAAAATCCAAAGAGATCATTTCTTACTGATGCGTATAACGCAGAATTTAATGGCGATGTAGAGGCAAGAGAAAGAATTAACTACTCACAAAGACAAGAAAATGAAACAAGAGATGTTGCAACTTCAAACTTTGCAGGGTTAGTTATCCCTCAATACCTAGTAGATCAAACAGCAGAAAATTTGAAAGCAGGAAGTCCATTTTATAATGCAATTCCTAAATTCCAATTACCTGATGATGGTATGACAATGCACATCAGCAGAGTTACCACAGGAACAGCAGTAGGTGCTCAATCATCTGAAAATTCAGCAGTATCTGAAACAGATATTGATGACACAGACTACACCTTTCCTGTAACAACTTATGCAGGTGCACAAGATGTATCAAAACAAGCTATTGATCGTGGAACAGGCACAGAGGATGTTTTAATGGCAGACCTTATGGGTGCTTATTACACAGCAGTTGATAATGCAATGATTAATGGCGATGAAAGTTCAGGAACTCTTAAAGGGTTAAAGAACATTTCAGGAATTACAGCTACTACTTGGACAGATGGTAGCCCTACTTCAGCAGAATGTGTTTCAAAGTTTGCTAAGTTAATTAGCGACTTCACTTCAGCGAGGTATGCAAGTCCTGATGCAATCCTTATGCACCCTAGAAGATGGGCATATTTAGTTGGTGGATTAGATGGAAATTCAAGACCATTTGTTTTACCACAAGGAAACAACCCATCCAACGCAGTTGGTATCGGTGCTATTGGTTATTCAGCAGTAGGAACACTTTTTGGTATTCCTGTAATAACTGATGCAAATATACAAACTGATGCAGGATCAGGTAATGATGAAGATAACGCATTTGCTTTAAAGACATCAGACCTACCATTTTTTGAAAGTGCATCAGCACCTTTCAGATTGAGGTTTGAGGCAACAGCACCTAAATCACTACAAATTACAGTAGTTGTATTTAACTATGTTGCATTCGGTGCAGGTAAGCAACCAAAATCTATTGGTATGCTTTCAGGTACAGGCATGGCAGGTGTTCTCTAATACCTAATTTTTTATGTGCAGTAGTCATTGTGATTACTGCACATAACTAAAGGAAAATTATGGCAAAAGAAAAAAACCAAACTTTAATAGATGGGTACGAAAGCGAACTTAAATCAGCTATTCAACAAAAGCGACCTAAAGCATATATTGATGATATTAAAAAAGCATTAAAGGATGCAGGTGGAAAGATTGAAACAGCAGATAAGAAAGTTAAAGCTGAAACTACATCTAAAAAAACAAAGTAATTAGCTAGTAGTCATGTCAGATTATATTACATCTAATAACTTTAAAACGCTAAACAACATACCAACTAGCGATACACAGGATGATGTTGCGATTAGTTCTGCAATCTCATCTGCAAGTAGAGCTATTGATGCGTATTGTGGTAGGCGATTTTATTTAGATGGTGGTGTGTCATCACATGACTACAAAGCTATTAACAAAGATTGGATTTATGTAGATGACTTTTCAACTCAAACAGGTTTGGTTGTTAAGTTTGATACAGGCGACAATGGTACTTTTGATAAAACAATTAGCTCATCAGATTATGAAGTTTTACCATTTAATCAAATCATTGGTGGCATTGAAAGCTGTGCATATTACATAATCCACATGGTAGATGATGATTTACCTACAACAGGTGGCAGACCAAGAGTGCAAGTAACTGCTAAATGGGGTTGGGCAAGTGTGCCTGATCCGATAACACAAGCAACATATTTATTAGCATCAGAATACTTTTTTGCAAAGAACGCACCTTTTGGGATTGCAGGTATAAGTGAGGCAGGTTACTCAATTACAACGAGAACTAGCCCAATGGTAAGAAGATTGATTGAGCCATTTAAAAAAGGCAATCAATTCGGTGTATATTAAATGAATGTAAAATTAGATGCCAAAGCAATCGGTGGTGTATTAAGTGCATTAATCATTTCATTGATTAGTTGGTTATTTAGGTCTGTGCAACAACTATCAATTCAGATAGAAGTTTTAGAGGCAAAAGTAATAGCTAGTGAAAATAAGATTACAGAAATGTTAAATATTATTTCAGGTGTAAACGATAACATCACAGAAATTATTTGGAAAATAGGGGGTTAGTATGGATTGTTGTGGAAGTTGCAACTGTAATGGTGGTAAGTAGTGGCAACGATAAGTGCAGTAGCCGATGCGTTGGAAACAACTATTGAAAATGTATCTAATCTTAGGGTTTTTTCAGAATTAGAAGATATTGTAAATCCCCCTGCCTGTGTTATAACATTTCAAGGTATTGAGTTTGATACAGCTATGCAAAGAGGTTTAGATACTATGAGTTTTGAGTTGCTTGTTATTGTTCAAAGATCAAACATTAGAACAGCAGTAGATAAGATTGAGGGTTACATTACAGGTAGTGGCTCATCATCTATCAGACAAACAATATTTAATTCGCCAACTCTAGGACTTAGCGATACTAATGCAAGGTGCGTTAATGTTAGTAGTACAGAGAATATGTCTGTCAATGGTGTTGATTGTCTTGGTGCAACAATGCAGGTACAGGTTTACACAAAAGGAAGTGCATAAAATTGAAGTATGAAATAATCGGCAATCATAAAGTAATGGGTGCTGAAAAAGGCGACATTATAGAAATACACGATGACACCTTAGTAACAACACTTACAGCAGGTGGACACATTAAAGAATACAAAGGAAGAAAACGAGCTAGAAATGACAAAGGACATTTTATAGCTGATGATCCACAGACAGAGAAGAACGAGGCATTTGAGGAATAAATGGCGATTTTTGCATTAACAGATGGTAGATGTTACATAGGTGGATATGACTTATCCGACCATATTGTAGGTATGAACTTGAATTTAACAAGTGAAGAACTTGATACAACAACAATTAATTCAGGTGGGTACAGATCAAGAGCAGGTGGACTTAAAGATGCTCAATTTACTGCTAATGGTTATTTTGAGGCAGGTGCTAACAAACCTGATGCTTTACTTGGTGCATCAACAGGATCAGAACACATCGTTACAGTTATGGCAGATAGTGGTGCAGGTAATACTTCTTATTTCTTTAAAGCTAGACAGTTTGAATATACATTGCTTGGTGCAGTTGGGGAATTAACCCCATTTAATATTTCAGCTAGTCAATCAGCAGACCAACCTGTAAAGGCAACCCAAATGAATGATGATAGTGCAACTATTACTGCTAATGGAAATACAACAGGTAGGCAGTTAGGTGCAGTAACTTCTGCTCAAAAAGTATATGCCTCACTTCATGTATGGTCTGTTGCAGGTACTTCAACCCCAACACTTACAGCTAAGATACAATCCGATGACAATTCTAGTTTTACAAGTGCAACCGATAGAATAACAATGACATCAGCAACAACTATTACTTCTGAATACAAAACAGCATCAGGTGCAATCACAGATGACTATTGGCGAGTGAATTGGACACTATCAGGAACAAGTCCTGTGTTTAAAGCAATCGTGTCAATCGGCATCGCTTAACCTATAACAAGAATATTTAAACTTCTTTCGTATAGGGTCTAATTAACCTAAGCGAAAAAAGGAATAATATTATGGCAGTTTTTGCATTTACAGATGCAAGTGTAACTATTAACTCTGTGGACTTATCAGATCATGTTAGGTCTGTTTCATTGTCCTTAACAGCAGAGGAATTAGACACAACAGCAATGTCTGCAACAGGTTATAGAACTAGAGCAGGTGGTTTAAAAGATGGATCACTTACTGTGGAATTTAACCAAGACTTTGCATCATCAGAGATTGATGCCACATTTAATGGCATTATAGGAACAGTAGTAGCATTCGTTGTTAAACCAACAAGTGGCTCTGTATCATCAACAAATCCTAGTTATTCAGGAAATGTTTTGATTACAGAATATATGCCACTAGCAAACGCAGTTGGCGATTTAGCAACAGTATCTATGACTTTCCCAACAAGTGGTGCTGTAACAAGAGCCACAAGTTAATCGTGGGTAACATGACAGTAACCATGTTGGATGGTACGAAAGTAGAAGTAAAGATAACCCCTAAAGACATCATTGACTTTGAAAGAAAGTTTGATGTGCCTGTTTCAGCTTTACAGCAGGAACAAAGGTATGAATGGTTGTTATATCTTGCATGGCTATCAGCAAAAAGAGCAAATGGTGTAACTGAAAATTACGAACAATGGATTGCACTTGTTGAAGATTTAGATTTAACATCAGGATCAAGTGATAACCCAAAAGCACAAGCAGTTTCGTAAGATTAGTTGCACAGGTATCAGTTGCATTAGGCGTTTCGCCTAATGAGATTATGCAACTTGAATTACCTATGTTTGATGCAGTAGTAGATGCGTTAGAACAGCGATATGAAAGTAGTAGTTAATGGCTAAAGGATTTGTTGAAAAAGATTTTCAAATAGATGCCTCTGAATTAAAAGATTTACAGAGGTTATTAAAAATGTATGCAGATAAAGATATGCAAAATGCTATGACTAGAGCAAACAGGGAAACTGCAACTGTTGTTAGAGATAAGGCAAGAAAAAATGTATCAAGAGAGAATGTACCTTTAGCTCGTAAAAGCTCTAAAGGCGTTGGCTCACAAGCAACAAGAACAAGTGCAACTATTTCATGGAAAAAAAATTATAACACAAGACACCCAACCTTAAACTTGGCTAACTATGGTGCGCAAAAATGGCATATACCATATCCACCAAATGCAAAAAAAGTTGGCGAAGTATTTAATATTCCTCAACAAGCAATGAAAAGGCGAGTAGGTAAGAAATGGCTAGGTAATCAATATAAAGCAGGGGATAATCCGAATTGGTCTACTTATGGCAAAAAAGGTTATGCAATACAAAAAGCAGTAGAAGATATGAGAGAAAAAGTAGTTGAAATTCATGGGGAATTACTACATAAGCAGTTGGTTGATAGTTTCAAAAAAAGAAAGAAAAAATAATGGCAGGTGCAGAGAAGTTTAAGATAAGTATTTTAGGCGATACTAAACAATTTGTTAATAGTATAACTAAAGGTCAAAAGCGTTTAAAGAAATTTGGTAGTGTTGCAAAATCAATAGGTAAAGGTGTAGGGGTTGCCTTTGCAGGGATGACAGCAGTTGCAGGTACACTTGGCAAACAAATGGTTGAACTTGCAAGTGATGCAAACGAGGCACAGGCAATGTTTGAGGAAACATTTGGAAATGCTTTACCACAAGCAAGTGCATTTGTAGAGGAATTTGCACATAAGGCAGGATTTGCCGAACACGAATTACAGCAGTTACTTGGTACATCAGGTGCTGTTATGCAAGGTATTGATTTCACAACAGAGGCATCTGCTGATCTATCAATGAAATTAGCAACTCTTGCAGGGGATGTTGCCTCATTCTCAAACGCACAAGGTGGTGCAAAAGCAGTATTAGATGCAATGACTAAATCACTACTTGGCGAAAGAGAAAGTCTTAAAACTTATGGTATTGCAATAAACGAGGCAGAAGTACAAACCAAAGCATTTGAAATGACAGGTAAAAGTTCTGCTAAAGAATTAACTAAACAAGAAAAAGCATTAGCAACTTATCAATTATTACTTAAAAAAACAACAGTACAGCAGGGCGACTTAAATAGAACGCAGGACAGCTTTGCAAACAAATCTAGGAAAGCACAAGCAGAATTAAAAGACTTAAAAGTTACATTAGGCGAAGAATTATTACCTGTTGCTGATGAAATGTTACCTGTTCTTATGGATATGGTTAAAAGTTTAAATCCAAGTCTTACAAATTCAATTAAAGCTCTTTCCCCATTTTTAAGTGCATTAGGTAAATTGTTTAGTGCATTGCTACCACCATTACTTGCTGTGTTTACTTTTATTCTTGAAAAATTACAACCTGTTTTCTTAAAACTAAGCGATTTTGTGCTTGAAACTGTTATACCTGCATTTAGAAAACTACCTGAGGCATTTGAGGAAGTTATTAACAAAATTATTACCAAGATAAATAATTTTTTAAGTTCGCTTAATAATTTTGCTAGTAAAATTCAAGGTTTTTTCAAAAAGATTGGAATTGATGTTAATGTTCCACAATTAGGTTTATTGAACGAAGTTGATTTTACAAAAGGCGATGGTGGTATAAATCTTGATGCTTTAGACCAAGCAAGAGAACAAGCAGGTCAAATGGCAGGTGTTAGTACTGCAAGTAATGATACATTTGCAGGTGCAACAAGTCCATCAATGCAACCTGATACAACAACTAGAGCATTAACAGATAGCTATGCACAAATGGCACAAGCTAGAGGTGGGCAAACTGTTGTAAATAATAATATAGAAGTTACAGCACCACCTTTAACTGATCCTGTTGCAGTAGGTAAAGAAGTAGAAAAAGTATTACAAGCTGTGGAACAATCACAGGGTAAAGTTAATGTAACAACTCGTAGGTCATTTTCATCATTTAGAGTAGTGCCTATTTAATCATGGGTTTACCTGCTGTAAGAGTTCGTATTGGTTTCAACCAAGATGTTTTAGAGTTAGATGACTTAATAAGAGGTAAATTAGATTTTAACAAGTTAGCAGGAACAGTTGTTTACACCGATGTTACATCAAAGACATTAAGTGTTTCAACAAACAGGGGTAGATCAAGAGATGTTGATAATTTTACAGTTGGCTCTGCAACTATTAGTTTAGATAATCTTGATGCAAGGTTTGATCCAACAAACGCAAGTGGTGCATATTATGGTGGCATTGAGCCATTAATGGCAGTAATTATTGATGCGACAATAGATGGTGGATCTAACTATAAACCTATATTTACAGGATTTGTTAATACTTGGATTGTTAATTATCCAAATAGTGCAGACAGTACAGTAACAGTAACTTGTTCTGATGCTTTTATGAAATTAGCTAACACACAGCTTAATTCGCAATCTGTTTCAAGTGCATTAACAGGTGCTTTTATAAATTCAATACTAGACAACGCATCTGTTGCTTTTTCCCCTGATAGAAGTATTGAAACAGGCAACTCAACAATGGCATCACAAACATTATCTGAAAATACCTTATCAGCTATTCAGACAGCAGAGTTTTCAGAGCAGGGTGCAGTATTTATAGCAAAGGATGGTGTGTTTACTTTTAAAGAAAGACACAGTACTTATCCATCTACAATTAGTGCAACTTTCTCTGATGATGGCTCTGATTTGCCTTATAATCGTATGGATCAGATACTAGGTAATGACTTTCTTTATAACAATGTAAGGTTAAAAAGAGAGGGTGGGTCGGAACAAACTGCATCTAATAGTGCATCACAGGCAAAATATCTTATTCGTACTTTTTCACGACAAGACTTATTTAATAATTCTGATGCTGATGTTTTAGACACAGCAAATCTTATATTGGCGAAATACGCAGAAGTAGACCCAAGATTTTCTGATGTTGAAGTAGATTTAGAAAATTTAACAACAGGACAACAGGGAACAGTTTTAGATTTAGAGTGTATTGATACAGTTAAAGTTGAGATCACACCTGTTGGTACTTCTGCCCAAGTTTCAAGATTTTCAATTATTGATGGCATCCAATGGACAATCACACCAAATGAACAAAAGGTTACTTTTTTAACTTCCGACAGTTCAGATGTTCAGTTTTTGATTTTAGACAGCTCTACATTTGGTTTATTAAACACAGGAAAGTTGGGGTATTAACTATGACAAGAATAAATAAAATCTGTCGTATTGACATACTCTACTTATAGCGAAAAAAGGAATTAATTTATGGCAGGTGCAGGATATAAGTTATTTGCATCAGGCGATGTCTTAACAGCATCCGATGTGAATACATATTTACAAGAACAAACAATTATGGTCTTTGCATCAACATCAGCTAGAGATACAGCATTGAACTCTGTTAAATCAGAGGGAATGTTTGTATATATAACAGGAACAAACACACTTCAATTTTATGATGGAAGTTCTTGGACAGATACAAGTTTAACTGCTGATATTACAGGTGTAACAACAAGTGCAACATCAGGTCTATCAGGTGGTGCAACAAGTGGGGATGTTACATTAGTAATTTCGCCAAATCTAGCATCCTCTGCAACTGTTGCAGGATCAGATATAGTTTTAATTGGCGATGCAGATGACAGCAATAATTTAAAAAAGACAACAGCACAAGATATTGCAAATTTAGCAGGTGGTGTTTCGTTAGGTTTAGTAATAGCCCTAAGTTAAGAAAGGAAAAAGATGGCAGATACATTACATTCAGTACAAGGTGTTTTAGGCACAGGTAGTACAGCTATTCTTGATGCAGTTGCATCAAGCACAACTGAAACTGTAATTGGTTTAACTTTATCAAACATAAGTGGATCAAGTGCAGATGTTACAGTTGATCTTAGTATTACAAAGTCAGGTGGCTCGTTAAGAAAAGTTCTAAATGATGTCAGCTTACCTTTTGGAACTACTATCACAATGTCTACAAAAATGGTATTGGAAACAGGCGACACTATGCAAGGACTTGCAAGTTCAGCATCAAGTGTTGATTTTAATTTAGCTTATTTGAAACAAACCTAAAGGGGTAATTTATGTCCTATATAGGTACACAACCAAATAATGTAAAAAAGAATATTGGTTTATATACACCAAATGAAATACTGCAATTAACCAAAGATGGTAATTGGGGTGGCTCAACAGAATTAATTACAAGTGGTAGCTCTGATAACTCTGCACAAACTTTAGAATTTAATGATTGTCTTGTAGGCAATTATGATGTTTATTTAGTTCAATGGAAAAACTTTGTACCTGCTAATGATGAAAATATGCTTTACTTTAGATTAAAGAATGCAAGTGGCGAAATAACAAGTGGATATCAATATGCTAATTTTAATAATACTGCAACAGGTGGAAGTGGCAATAATAAATCTACAAGTGCTACTTATTTAAGAGTTATGGGTGGTGGTGGCTCTAGTACAGGTGAAAATGCTAATGGGCATATTTATATTTATGGTGCTAGTACTTCTGAAAGAACAGCAGTATCTTATTCAACAACTTATTTTGACCAAAATGCTACTTATAACTCAATTATGGGTGGTGGTGTTTATGATACAGCAGAAGTTTCAACAGGTATTATGTTTAGAAACATTAGTTCAGGTGGAACATTAGGAAATATAAATACTCTTGATGTGTCTATTTATGGTGTAAAAAAAATATGAGTAATTTAAGATTAATAAAACAAACAGCAACAGCTTCAGGAATAACAAGTGTATCTATGACAGATGTATTTTCTTCTGATTATGATGTTTATTGTGTAACTGTTGCTCAAACAACTTATGATGTTACAAACACAGATGTTATTGCTTTAAAATTAAGATTTATAAATTCAAGTGGCTCAATAATTAGTGCTAGTAATTATGATAGTGCAAATATGATGATGAAAGCAGATGCAACAAAAGATGAAGATAAGTTTACAAATGGCACTTACTCTTATTCAGGTGCAATAATTGGAAATTATGAAAATGGTGGTGGCGTTCATTGGATATATAACCCATACAATAGCGATAGATATTCATTTGTAACTTTTGAGGGTGTTGGTGGATATGATAGTTCAAGCAATAAACAAAGGTCGCAAAAAGGTATGGGTACTTTAAAACAACAAGCAAGTATGACAGGTGTAAATTTTTATTCTTCTAATACTTCTAATACATTTTCTGCTTATGTAACTGTTTATGGATTGAGGAAAGACTAATGGCAGGTAGTTTAATTCAAATAGCAACAAGTACAGTAACAAGTGCAGTTAGTTCTGTAACTCTTACAGGCATTGATAGTGATAATGTTTATATGGTTACTATAAATAATTGGGCTTCAGTTGATGATACTGTTGTACAAAGACTTAGAATAACTAAAAGTGGAACAGCAGAAACAGCTGATTATGATAGTGCTTATAAAGGTCTATATTCAGATGCAGGTTTTGGTAATGGTGCTTTAAATAACAATACTGATTTTGAATTTCAATTTACAGGTAATGCAACAGGGGAAACTTGTTCAGCAATATTGTATTTATATAATTTTAATTCTAGTTCTTTATACTCGTTCGCTCAATATGAGAGTGTTGGTGTTAATCAATCAACTAATAGTAGAGGGGTTGCAGGAGGAATGACACATAAAGTAGCAAGTTCAAGTGATGGATTAAATTTTAGATTTCATAGTGGCAATATAGCAAGTGGAACTTTTACCTTATATAAGGTGGTGTAATTATGAGTGAATATGGATATATACCTGAAAGCCCAGATCAAAGTTTTGGGAATAATACAGGTATCTTCTCGCCGAATGATATTTATGATTTAACAAGAGCAGATAAATATACACAGTATGGACAATTAGAATTAATACAAACTCAAACAATAACTTCAGCAACTCTTGTGGAATTTAATTTAACAGGAAATTATGATGTGTATTTTATAACTTTCAATGATTTGGTACTTGTTGATAGTAAAGAATTATTACTAAGATTTTCTGATGATAGTGGTGCTAGTTTTGAGGCAAGTAGTTATGATTATGCAAATCAAAGAGGAGATAGTGGTGGTACTTTTTCTGAAGTAAAATATGTAGGCGATAGTGCTATTACAGGAATTACAGGTAATGGTGCTAGTACTAATGAAACTCAAAATGGATATATGTATTTTTATGAAATGTTAGATAGTTCAAAATATGGTTTTTTGACTTTTCAAAGTATGGGATTTGATAGCTCTGGTAATGCTGAGTTTTGTTTTGGAAGTGGGCTTAGAAAAGTACAAGCAGTTTATAATGCTATTCAATTTAAAGATAGTGGTGGTAATGGTATTCAGAGTGGTGTGTTTTCTTTATATGGAATAAAGGAATATTGATATGAGTACTAATTTACAGTTTATAAAATCAGTTGAAATTGAAAATAATACAACAGCGACAAGCATAACAAATTGTTTTAATGCTAATTATGATGTTTATCAATTTGTAGTAAGAGGTCAAACTTCTGTTGATACTAGCCCTGCATTTTATTCAATG